TGTTGACTTGACTCAGCCTATTGTATTTGTAGTGACAGGTCAGAAAGCTACAGCAGGAGATACTTGTACTTGTGAAACTGCATACGTAATTTTAATTAGCTAATAATATGCCGAATATAAAGTTTTCTGATTTTACATTTGAAGCTCCTAATGGCACAGCCCAATTGGTTGGGTACAGGAGTACAGTAAACTTTAGAAGTGATACTACTTCTTTGGCAAACAGCTTAGGTACTGCTGACCTTGTCGACTTAACATCAGAGCAAGAGGTTTCGGGTAGTAAATTATTTACATCTACTTTGATGCTAGGAGAATCTTCAGTGGCATCAATGTCAGGTGTGACATTGTATAGTAATTCAAGCAATACTTCCTATTGGGTTTTAAACTCTCGATTGGATGATGATTTAAAGGCAATTTCTTTCAGGTCTAATAACTCAACTCGATGGGAGATTGCTGTTAATGATATTGCTCAGGACTTGTCATTTAACTTCTACAATGACTCGGGTGTTCTTCAGACTTCTGCTCTTTATCTAAGTAGATCGAGTGGTGACGTGCGTATGACTCAGTCATTGCGATTAGATGTGAACTTAAGAGTTAATAGCAACTCTACTGTTCTGTCAAATACTGAACTTCAGACATTGAGTGGGTTATCATCTAATCTTCAAACTCAGATAAACTCTAAGCAGAATGCCATTTCTACTGATAGCGTTACCAAGTTATTGGATGGTACTATCTCATTCAGAAATATAACATCAACAGATGTCCCTTCATTGGATGCAAGTAAATTTACTACAGGGACTTTCAGTAAGACTGTAATGCCACGAAGAGTTATCCCATCGGCGAGGACTACTTCGACGAATACAAATGGAGCAGTGACAGGAGAGGTAGTATTGGCATCCTTAACAATCCCATCGGGGTCTTTATCTGTTGGTGATATCATCAAGGTAAATGCATATTACACATTGAGTACTCTTTCCACAAAGACTCCTAGGATTAGGGTTGCTAGTACTGCAGGAGTTGGAGGAACTCTTATTGCATTCCCTACTTCGCTTGGCGCTTCGGTTGCATTGGCTCAGTTTGAAGGGGTATATGTTGTAACAGCAGCTACCACAATGAGATTTGCTGCAACTCCTGCTATCCCTTATGGTTTGGGGACTACAGCTGTGTCATCTATTACAATTCCAAACATCACTACAACCAATATGGTATTTTCTTTTAATGCTACTGCAGGTGTTGCAGGCGTTTTTACATTAGAGTGTGCTCACGTTGAAATTATTAAGCCATGATATACGCTGTTAGTGATTTAGAAATGAATATGACGTATGGCTTGACATACGAAGAGGCGATTTCTATTTTAAAAGAAGGGTATCGTCTTTGGGAATCAGATGGTAATGGGCCTTATAAAGAGATTCAGTATGAAGCAGTGGTTGATTAATATTCTCATTGGTGTTGGAGCTGTATTGTCGCCAATCGTTCCGTTGTTTGCTACGGTATGCATCTTGATTGCGTGCGATTTTGTGTTTGGATTGTACCGAGCGTACAAAACCAATCAAGAGATTTCGTCTCGCAAGATGGGTCACACCATTTCAAAGATATTACTGTACAATATAGCGGTGCTTACGGTCTTTATGATTGAGAAGTACGTGATGGATGGCAATGCACCCTATGCCAAGATTATTGTTGGTGTGATTGCGATGGTTGAGCTGAAGAGTATTGACGAAAGCTTCAAGTTAATCTTCGGATATAGCCTATATGATAGCTTCAAGGACAAGTTAAAGCGCGGAGCAAGCGAGACAAAATGAAAAATCTACTACTATTGTTGGTATTAACGGGGTGCTGCAAAAAGATTCACCTACATGAGCCCATTGATGACAGCACAGGTACTGTGTATATGCAGTCAAGTCATGTTAATCTGCCTGTAGATGGATTGAGTACGCGTCAACAGGTGCGTTTGTCCAAGCAATTAATCAAACATGAGTACCGATACCTACGTGATTCGGTGAAAATCGTGACAAAGACCGTGTATGACACGGTAAGATTGCGTGAACAGACCATCAGACAGGTGCAAGAGGTGGTGACGAAGGGTGAAGTGAAGCAGAATAAGGACGATGAGGCGTGGAAGAAGTGGCTAATCTTCTCTGTTGTGGGGGGATTTGTACTTTTAGCCATTGTTGTTTTGGTTCTCAGAAAAATTTGATACCTTTGTAAAAATAAAATCTCATGACACACTTAACTGAACAAGAATTATCTCTATTGACCGAGTTGAACACCGAATTTGCTAAGGCAAAGATGGGATTAGGGGACTTAGAGATTCAAAAGAGCATTTTGCTTAACGATATTTCTGCAATGAAGCGTGAGTTTGACGCTCAAGAGAAGAACCTCATTGAGAAGTACGGAGCAAATGCTATCATTAATTTAAAAACAGGTGAAATCACCTACGAAGAAAATAAATAATGGCAATGACTCCACAAAAATTCATGGGACTTTTGTTTCAGTCCCGTGATACAATGCACTTAGCGCATTTGAATACTACATCTTTTGCTGAACACAAGGCATTGGGTATTTATTACGATACTATCTTGGACTTGACTGATTCATTCATTGAGAAATACTTTGGAAGAAACAAGAGATTACAGATTGTTATCCCTGAGTCTAAAGTTGAGGAGGCATTTGCGCACATGAAGATGATGCAGCATACATTAGAAGCAGAGATGCCTAATTACCCTGATGATTTGCAGAACATTATGCAAGAGATGTTGGGATTAGTTAATAACACGTTATATCTATTGACACTTACATAATGGGAAAGATTAGTACATACCCTGCTAGCGGGACAATTTCAGGCAGTGACAGATTACTTGGTACTGATGTCTCTAATAATGATGCGACAAAGAACTTTATTGTGTCTGAATTAGCTAGCTATATTGCTGATGAAGTTCCTGCGCCAACATTAGAGGAAGTTACTGCTGCAGGTAATTTTACATCAGGCGATATTGTCGTTAGTGGTCAGATGCAATCTGATAGCATTCTTAATGATGGTACTATGGTTACTCAGACTGCTCAGGTTAATGGGGCATGTAGCGTTGCTAGTCTATCTTCTTCAGGTGCTGTATCAGGAACTACGGGGTCTTTCACAGGATTGGTGTCAACAGCAGGAGGGCTTCGCTTTATTGGCGACATGAATATCGGTGGTGGTAATAGCGCCTTTACTTTTACAAGCGCTGTTGTAGTGCAGGATGAGTTAGAGTTCAATGGCCGAACAAAAATTGGTACTGAGTTGATTAATGTAATCAACATTCCTCAGTTTCCTAGCGAGGGCGCTGCATCTGCAGGCGGATTAACCGTTGGAGATATGTATTACAATACTTCCTTTGGTGGCATTTCAGTAGTATTACCGTAATGAATATCAGGAAGATATCTATCGGCCCTGACTACAAGGGGGGTGCAATGCATTACCTTGCAGGGCAGAAGGTATTGGATGGTTCTCATGAGCTGCATTTAATAAAGCTCAATGTAGAGAAAAAATCTTTTGAAGTGTATGTTATGAATGGCAATAATGAAGTATTTTTGTGGAAGGAATTTACACAGACAATGCCGATTGTTGTTGAGTATAACATAAACTTTTAATGAAATCACCATACTACTTTATTATCGAGCCTAAGGATGGCAAGCGTTACGCTAATGAGAAGAACATTGGCGGGACTGACGTTATCGTTAGCTCTTCTGAGGAAGACCATAAACGCTCCAATCGAGAGGGCATTGTTCTTTCTACGCCATTAGGATATGACGGCCCAATAAAAGAAGGCGATACCCTATTGGTTCACCACAATGTCTTTAAGTTCTACAATGACATGAAGGGTCGTAGAAGAAGTGGAAGAAGTTTCATATTTGACAACTTATTCTTTGTTGATGATGAGCAGTTCTTTATGTACAAGAGCGATGGGAATTGGATACCTCACGGTAAGTATTGCTTTGTAAAGCCAATCCCCCCGCTAGAAACATTTATGCATAACCCTTGCGCTGAGCAGGAGTTGGCAGGTGTGATTGAATACCCAAATGACTATCTGATTCAGAATGGAGTTAGAGTTGGTGATTTAGTTGCGTTCACTCCATATTCAGACTACGAATTTTTTGTCGATGGAGTTAAGATGTATCGGGTTATTGATAAGGAAGTTACCATTATATTATGAAAAAATTTGCAAAGCCACAGAATCGCGAAGACATAGATGCTCTTCGTTGGAAGTTAAGTAATTTAGAGTCTCAACTTACAGGAGAGATGGATGATTATCAGTTTGATTTGATGTCCGATATTGGAGAGATTAAGAATTTGCTTATGAATGTTGATAGTCCGTCCAAACCTGTGGATACAAACTTTGAATGTTTCGGTTGCGGAAGCTAATTTGATACCTATATTTGTATCGTTTTCTATATTTGTTTTTGTTTGTTTAGGTTAAGTCCCGCCCGTTGTGAAACGCTGCGGGATTTTTTATATTTGCATAAATTTAATTGAATGAAAGATAAGAGTAAGATTAAGTCGAAGATTATCGAGGCGGGGTATGCTGCTGTTGAGGAACTGATTGAGGTTGCTCGCGATAAAATTATCGGCAATGATGAGAATGACTTGTCGGCTGACAAGTTAAAGAACGCTGCGGCTACAAAGAAGTTAGCTATCTTCGATGCGTTCGAGATTTTAAACAGGCTTCAGTCGGAGGAAGAGGCTATTGAACTAGAAAAGAAAGGGATAAGCTATGAAGACTCAAGGCAAGGGTTTGCGGAAAGACGTTCTATGGGAGGTTCTAAGTGATTACATTCCTAAAGATGTAATTGAATCTAGGAACAAGAAAGGTTTATGGCGTTATGGATATCACCCTGACTATGATGTAGTTGTTATATCTAAGACAGGAAAGATTGGAGAGATAGTAAATATCAGGGGCTTGGTAATCGCTTTGCCTAAGGCTGACACTGAGATATACAGGCGCAGTGGTATTACGAAGGAGCAGTATTGGGAGCGTATTAATATGCCCAAAGAGCTGTCTAAGATTCAGTCTATCTTTCAATGGAACGACTTGCCTGCTGAGTTCAAGAGTAGATGGGTGCATTACATTGAGCGAGAGTTTGACTATCGTGATTACGGCTATTGGTTTATGAACAATGGTAAGCCTACATACATCACAGGCTCTCACTACATGTACTTGCAGTGGGCGAGTATTGACATTGGATACCCTGACTATCGTGAAGCGAATAGGGTGTTGTGGATTTTTTGGGAGGCGTGCAAGGCGGACTCAAGATGCTTTGGTATGGTGTATCTTAAGATTCGACGCTCGGGGTTCTCGTTCATGTCGTCTTCTGAGTGCGTTAACGTAGGGACTATATCTCGTGACTCAAGGATTGGCATCTTGTCTAAGACGGGTAATGATGCCAAGAAGATGTTCACTGATAAGGTTGTGCCTATCAATAGTCGATTGCCGTTCTTCTTCAAGCCTATAATGGATGGCATGGACAAGCCAAAGACAGAGCTTGCCTATCGCGTTCCTGCGTCGAAGATTACCAAAAAGAATATGTTCGACATTGACGATACGGTAGTTGATGGCTTAGATACTACAATTGATTGGAAGAATACGGACGACAACTCTTATGATGGTGAAAAGCTCAAGCTTCTTATTCACGACGAGAGTGGTAAGTGGATTAAGCCAAACAATATCGGCAGCAATTGGAAAGTAACAAAAACTTGTTTGCGATTGGGGAGTAAGATTGTCGGAAAATGTATGATGGGTTCTACCTGTAATGCATTGGCCAAGGGTGGTAGTAACTTCAAGGATTTATACTATGACTCTGACGTATTGCATCGCAACTCAAACGGTCAGACTAAGAGTGGTTTGTATTCCCTCTTCATTCCTATGGAGCAGAACATGGAGGGGTTCATTGATAGATATGGCATGCCTGTATTGTACAAGCCTGAGAAGCCTGTTATGGGCGTTGATGGCGAAATGATTTACAATGGGGCTATTGACTATTGGGAGGCTGAGGTTGACTCATTAAAGAACGACTCTGATGCTTTGAACGAATACTATCGTCAGTTCCCACGCACCGAGTCTCATGCGTTTAGGGATGAGAGTAAGTCAGCGCTGTTTAGCTTGACTAAGATTTATCAGCAGATTGACTACAACGAATCACGGGTGATGGAACACCTCGTGACTCGTGGCAGTTTCAGTTGGCGAGATGGCAAGCAGGACACTGAGGTTATCTTCACTCCTGATAATCGAGGTAGATTTGTAGTGTCATGGATGCCACCAAAGCATTTGCAGAACAATGTTGAAATGAGGAATGGAGTTAGATACCCTGCCAACGAACACATGGGTTCATTTGGTTGCGACTCTTACGACATCTCTGCTGTCACAGACGGACGTGGTTCAAATGGCGCATTACACGGTATGACTAAGTTCCACATGGATGAAGGGCCTGTCAATTCTTTCTTCTTAGAATATGTTGCTCGTCCTCAGACGGCTGAGATATTCTTTGAAGATGTGCTTATGGCATTGGTCTTTTACGGTATGCCTGTCCTCGCTGAAAACAATAAGCCTAGACTCTTATACCATTTGAAGAACAGGGGATACCGAGGATACTCGCTGAACAGGCCTGACAAGGCATTTGCAAAGTTGTCTGCAACTGAGCGTGAGCTTGGTGGGATTCCGAACTCATCTGAAGATGTGCGCCAAGCACATGCTTCTGCGATTGAATCATACATAGAAAAATATGTGGGGTTTGATGTTACAGGCAAATATAGAGATCCTTCTGAAATAGGAGAGATGCCATTCTTGAGGACTCTTGAGGATTGGTCTAAGTT